GTCGAGAGTTCTACAAAAGGACTGAGGGACTGAACTTAAAAGCGCCTTTAAAAACGGGTAATTCAGGTCGACGATCTAGTTTTTTAGCACGAATGGGCAATATGCCTGGCGCTGAGATGAAAGATGGGAAGCCTACCCGACTCCTATTATCTCTTAGAGCTTGGGGCGCATCGTCCAAGGAAGACGCTAAAGCGAAGGCTAAAGCGATCTCTAAGAGGAATAAATGAGACCTGTATCCGTTGGAGTTGAACCTACAGCCGCTACGCTGACTACTGTTTATACAGTACCAACGGGTTACTACGCCAAATTCACAGTCATGTATATCCACAATACTGGTGGATCGACAAAACACATTACTGTGGTGTGGAATGATGCAAGTGCCGCCACTTCCTACGACATCCTGACTGAATACAACTTTACTTCTAAGCAATACCTTCAATTTGATGGCAATGCTTATATCGTTTTAGAAGAAGGCGATAGAATTCAAATTACGACTGAAGCGGGTAGTTCATTCAGTTTTATTGCCACATTTGAAGTATCAGGAGCGCAACGAACATGACCTACTTAGAACTTGTTAATGATGTTCTTATACGCTTGCGTGAGAGTTCAGTCTCTACTGTTGGCGAAACAACCTATTCTTCTTTGATTGGCAAGTTTGTCAATGATGCCAAACGTCAGATTGAAGACTCTTACAACTGGAATTGCCTTGCTCAAACAATCACAGTAACGACAACTTCTGGTACAAGTTCTTATGCTTTGACAGGTGCGGGACAGAAGTTCCGTATCAATGATGCTCTGAACACAACCAGTTTGATTGGTCTTCGCAATATTGAGTTTGTGGACATGAACCGCAAACTAAACCTTGGTGCGCCTTCACAATCTATTCCTTCAGAGTTCTGCTTTAGCGGTGTAGATGGTAATGGCGACACCAAAGTAGACCTGTTCCCAGTTCCTTCTGGTGCTTTTACTCTGTTGTTTGACCTGACCATTCCACAAGCAAATCTGTCTGCTGATGGCACATCTGTGAAGGTCTTGGACTACTTGGTGACTCAAAGTGCCTATGCTCGTGCTTTGATTGAGCGTGGTGAAGATGGTGGAACAAACTCTAATGAGGCTTATGCTCTGTTTAGAGGAATGCTCTCTGATGCAATTGCATTGGAAAGCACTCGTTATCCTGAAGACAACTTTGTGGCGGTCTAATGGCAGCACAACTCCAAAGTTACAGTCTCTCAGCACCAGGCTTTTATGGCCTGAATACTGAAGATTCTCCCCTTGATTTAGGGGCTGGATTTGCTTTGGTTGCGACTAACTGCATCTTGGATCAGTATGGTCGTATTGGTGCTAGAAAAGGTTGGTCAAGGGTTAACTCTTCCTCTGGCAATCTAGGTGCTAACGATGTTGGTGTTATCCATGAGTTAGTCCAGACTGACGGGACTCTTACAGTTCTGTTCGCAGGAAACAACAAGATATTCAAACTTGGTGCTTCTAATGCGGTGACTGAATTGACTTATGGTGGTGGCGGTTCTGCTCCCACTATTACTGCATCTAACTGGCAAACTGCTTCTTTGAATGGCATTGCTTATTTCTTCCAAACAGGACACGATCCACTCATTTATGACCCAGCTATAAGTACAACTACTTACCGCAGAGTTTCTGAGAAGTCTGGTTATGTTGCTACTGTTCCGCAAGCAAACATCTGTATATCTGCATTTGGTCGTCTGTGGGTGGCTAATACTTCTACTGATAAGGTCACTATCAGCTTCTCTGACCTGATTGCGGGTCATGTATGGGGTGGTGGCACTTCAGGAACATTAGATGTTTCTCGGGTATGGCCTAATGGTGCAGATGAAGTGATGGGGTTAGCAGCGCACAATGACTTTTTGTTTATCTTTGGCAAGAGACAGATTCTTGTTTACTCTGGTGCTTCTACTCCTGCATCCTTGGTTCTAGCCGACACAATTGGCTCTATTGGATGTATTGCTAGAGATACCATTCAAAGCGTTGGCTCTGATGTGATTTTCTTGTCCGACTCAGGTGTTCGTTCGCTAATGAGGACTATTCAAGAGAAGTCTGCACCTTTAAGAGACTTGTCTAAGAATGTTCGTTTTGATCTGAACTCATCACTGGCAAGTGAAACACTGGCTAACTTAAAGTCTGTTTACTCAGAAAAAGAAGCCTTTTATCTGCTTGTTTTACCCGCTACTTTCCAAGTCTATTGCTTTGATACCAAGCAATCATTGCAAGATGGGGCGTCAAGGGTTACTAAGTGGGACTCAATTGCTCCTACTTCTTTACGTTCTTTGCGTAATGGCGACTTGTATATTGGTAAGAATGGGTATATCGGTAAGTATGGAACTTACCTTGATGATGCAACAACGTACCGATTTGCGTACTACACAAACAATGCTGACTTGGGAAACCCTAATCAGATTTCTATTCTGAAAAATGTTACCGCCATTGTGATTGGTGGATCGAATCAGTTTTTGTCTATCAATTGGGGTTTTGATTATTCAGGCTCTTATCGTGCTGAAAACGTCTACATCCCTGCTCAAACAAGTTATGAGTATGGTACGGCTGAGTACAACATTGCTGAGTACACAAGTGGTGTGCCAATTAAGACGCTAACAGCAAATGCTTCTGGTTCAGGAAAGATTGTCCAGACTGGATATGAGACTACGATAAATGGAACATCGTTTTCTCTTCAAAAGATTGAAATTCAAGCCAAAGATGGCAAAATCGGCTAAGGAGAATTATTTTGTCAAATTATACAAAGACCACCAATTTCGCCTCTAAGGACAACCTATCACCTGGCAATCCTCTAAAGATTGTTAAGGGTACTGAGATTGATACAGAGTTCAACAACATTCAGACTGCTGTTGGCACTAAAACAGACAATGCTTCTGCTAATATTACTGGCGGTACGATTGTTGGCATCACAGACTTAGCGGTTGCTGATGGCGGTACTGGTGCTTCTACTGCTACTGCTGCCCTGAATAACCTCTTGCCTACCCAAACAGGTAATGCAAATAAGTATCTCCAAACTGATGGCACGAATGCTACATGGGATGCAGTAAGCCTTTCTACTTCTGATATTACTGGCACTTTGCCTGTCGCTAATGGTGGTACTGGTGTAACTTCATCTACTGGCACTGGCTCAGTTGTTCTGTCAAACAGTCCTACTCTAGTTACTCCCGCATTGGGAACTCCTGCTTCTGGTACGGCAACTAACTTAACTGGTCTGCCGATCTCCACAGGTGTTTCAGGTCTTGGTACTGGTGTAGCGACATTCTTGGGTACACCTTCTTCTGCTAACTTGGCTTCTGCCGTAACAGATGAAACTGGCTCTGGTGCTTTGGTGTTTGCCAATAGCCCAACTCTGGTTACTCCCGCTTTAGGCACTCCATCTGCTTTGGTTGGCACAAACATCACGGGTACTGCCTCTGGTCTAACTGCGGGTAACGTAACCACTAACGCAAACTTAACAGGTGCGGTTACTTCTGTAGGTAATGCTACATCATTAGGTTCGTTCAGTTCTGCTAACCTTTTGGGTGCTTTGACTGACGAAACAGGAACAGGATCAGCAGTATTTGCTACATCTCCAACTTTGGTGACTCCTATCCTTGGAACACCTACTAGCGCAACATTAACAAACGCTACAGGGCTTCCAATCTCAACTGGTGTATCAGGTCTAGGAACAGGAGTAGCAACGGCTCTAGCGGTCAATGTAGGCTCTTCTGGCGCACCTTTGGTTAATGGTGGTGTGCTTGGTACTCCATCAAGCGGTACTGCTACCAACTTGACAGGTTTACCTTTGTCTACTGGTGTAACAGGAACTTTACCTGTTGCCAATGGCGGTACAGGACAAACCTCTTACACAGATGGTCAATTGTTAATCGGTAACTCTACTGGTAATACGCTTACCAAAGCTACTCTGACTGCTGGCACAAATGTGACGATTACCAATTCTGCGGGTGCAATTACCATTGCTGCTTCTGGTGGCGGTGGATCAGGTGATGTTGTTGGCCCTGCATCTTCTACAGACAATGCTTTAGCCCGTTTTGACACAACCACAGGTAAGTTGCTTCAGAACTCTGTTGGCATTTTGAGTGATGCAGGTGCTATTTCTGGTTTGACAGATATTAGTGCCTCTGGTTCTGTAACCCTCTCAGGAGGCACAGCCAACGGAGTAACCTATCTCAATGGTTCAAAGGTTCTGACAAGTGGCTCTGCGCTTACTTTTGATGGAACGAACTTTGCGTCAACAGGAAGTTTGACAGGTTCAACTTTAAAAACAA